TGCAAATGCTTTCGTTCCTCCGTTCGACCCGGACACCAAAGCGCCCGCGCCTGCTAAGTCCGAAGTCTAAGTACAGACGCGGGCGCAACACTGGAGATTCTTCTAATCAGTCCTCGCGTGGTGCGAGGACTTTTTTATATGGAGCTTATATGAAGTTCAAAATTAATCACACAAACGCTACCGCTGAAGGCATTGTCTTTACTGAACCGTCGATGACTCAGCAGCACTTTAAAGATGAGACCATGATCGACAATATCTTGCAAAAGTATGCTGAGACCGGTTTTTTGACTGATCCTTTTTCACCGAAGCGCCCAATTCAGTTTGGTGACTTTTCTGATGTCACAGATTTTCAGACTGCTCAGAATGCTGTTGCTCGTGCAACTGAATACTTTGAAAGCCTTCCTTCTCATGTTCGTGCTTCGTTTAATAACTCACCTTCTGAATTCCTTCACGCGCTTAATGATCCTGTGCAAAAATCTAAGCTTGAAGAGCTTGGTTTTGTCGCTCCTGAGGAAGCTAAGACTCCTGAGCCTACTGCTTCTGCAGCGTCCGCTGATGATGTTAAACCGTCTTCTTCTGACAACAACGGGTAATTACTAATAACTCATATAAGGGATGGTTTCCATCCCTTCAAAATCCTTTCGATCGCCCGTTTGCGGCGATCTTTTTTTTTAGATATCTCAACGATTTGCGCACGGGTACACACCGGAACCAGTTACTTACTTGATGTAACTGGTTCCGGTGACACTCCGATCTGCGCGCGGGTATTTAACGCATTGCTTCGATGTTTGCTTTCTCTTTGCTTTGTGGTATATGCTTCGTTGTACGGTGATAAAGCTTTCCGGAGTCTTGGGTTTTTGATCCGTAAGGCGGCTGAGTCGAGGCTTTTGGACTTAGCCGCCTTTTTTGTTATCTATATATATATGGATTTTTAGATGTCATCTGTTAATCGTTCTACTCAGCATCTGTTCTCTCAGATTCCTTCGACTCAGATTCCTCGATCGGTTTTTGACCGCTCTCATGGTTATAAGACAACTTTTAATTCTGGTTATCTTGTACCTTTTTATGTCGATGAAGTTCTTCCAGGAGATTCTTTTAAGCTGACAGCTACTTTGTTTGCTCGTTTAGCTACTCCGATTGTTCCCTTTATGGACAATCTTTATCTGGAGACTTTCTTCTTCTTTGTTCCCAATCGGCTTGTTTGGGACAATTGGCAGAAGTTCAATGGTGAGCAGAAGAATCCAACTGATTCAACAGACTTTTTAATTCCGACGGTCTCTGGTACGAATGTTCAGAATCAGACGCTTTGGGATTATTTCGGTCTTCCGACGAATGTCAATAAAGCTTTGAAAGTAAATGCGCTTCCTTTCCGCGCTTACAATCTCATTTTCAATGAATGGTTTAGAGATGAGAATCTTCAAGAATCTTTGAAAGTTCCGACCGGTGATGGTCCAGATAATTTTTCTGATTACAGTTTGGTTCGTCGTGGTAAGCGTCATGACTATTTCACGTCTTGTTTGCCGTGGCCGCAAAAAGGCCCAGGTGTAGAAATTTCAATTGGTGGTAGTGCTTCGCTTTCAGGTAGCGTTGTTGGCAATGGTTCTCCTCTTTTTGATTTTTCGACTGATCTGATTCAAACGAATCAAATTTCCATTGGCTCTTTGTCGCTTACTGGCGATACTAACAATTTTGGTTTTGACACCGTGAAGGCTAAATTTGATGCTGGCTCTCAGCATCAAGCCGCGCGTGGTATTTTGCGCTGGAAAGATCCTGCCCTTAGCTTTTCTGGTACTGCTGACCTTTCAACAGCTACGCCGATCTCAATTAATGATCTCCGTCAAGCTTTCCAGATCCAAAAGCTTTATGAACGCGACGCTCGCGGCGGTACGCGATACACAGAAATTCTTCGCTCTCACTTCGGCGTGATCTCGCCTGATGCTCGTTTGCAACGTCCTGAATACCTTGGCGGTTCATCTGCTCGTATTTCGATCAACCCTGTTCAGCAGACCTCAGCTACTAATGAGACGACTCCGCAAGGAAATCTGGCTGCTTTTGGTGTGGTCTCAGATTCGTTCCATGGTTTCTCGAAGTCTTTTGTCGAGCACGGCTATGTCTTTGGTTTTGTGAATGTTCGTGCTGACCTGACTTACCAGCAAGGTCTGAATCGCATGTGGTCACGCCAAGGTCGCTTTGATTTTTATTGGCCTGTGCTTGCGCACCTTGGCGAACAAGCTGTTCTCAATAAAGAAATTTATGCGCAAGGCACTGTTGATGATGACAAGGTTTTTGGTTATCAAGAACGCTACGCTGAGTATCGTTATTATCCCGGCCAGATTACAGGGAAATTCCGCTCAACTGATCCTCAGCCGTTGGATAGTTGGCATTTAGCGCAGAAGTTCAGCTCTTTGCCAGCTCTTTCGTCTCAATTTATTCAAGATAATCCGCCTGTCGAGCGAGTTGTTGCTGTGACTAGTGAACCGCAATTTTTGTTTGACTCGTATATTCGTTTGAAGTGTGCTCGTCCGATGCCTGTCTATTCTGTTCCTGGTCTGGTTGATCATTTTTAATGAGGTTGATATGGCTTTAGTTTTTTGGCTTGCTGCTGTAGGTGTGATCGTTATCTTTGCTTTAGGACAGTGATATGTCAGCTTGGACTGCTTTAGCTGGTGGTGCTGCTAGTATTGGTACTTCTGCTCTTGCTTCTTATTTCAATTGGAAGCATCAGAAAGAGGTGATGCAGAATCGACATCTGTGGGAAGTTGATGACTTGCGTAAAGCAGGTCTTAATCCAATACTGACTGCAACTGGAGGTTCTGGTGCTCCTGGTAATGCTCCTATCATCGAGGCTCCTGATGTCTCTGGTGCGTCTGCCAAGGCTGTTGAAGCCTCTCTTGGCAGGTCTCAGGAAGATTTGATCAAAGCTCAGACACAGCAGAGCGTTTCTTCAGCTCGTCAGGCTGAAAGTCAGACTGCTTTGAATAAAACTGAGGAAAAGCGTGTTGATTTTGAAGCTAATCGTTCTCTTGAAGCCGTTGCTACTCAAGCGTTGACTAATTACATTCTTAAAGAGCAATGGGCTCAAGAGAAGCTTAAGACTGCTAATTCTGCGCTAGAGACTGAAAGACACAAAATGGCCTTTGACTATATGAAAAATCACTCTGGAGCTTGGTCTTTCGGCCAATGGATGCAACTTTTGAATCCGTTCGGCACATCTGCTCCGGTTGTAAATTCCGCTGTTGGTGCTGCTCGTCTTGCGAAATGATAGATGCGATTTTAAAGTTTGTTAGTGTTTTGCTGAACTCTGGTTCTGCGATTTGGAAGGCCTTTAAAGCCGTTAAGAAACTTTTTAAAAAGTGAGGTTTATATGTTTCGTCGTCGTCATAAGCTTTCTCGTAAGGCATCTAAGCGTATTTTCCGTAAAGGTGCTTCTCGTACGAAGACTTTGAATACTCGTGCTACGCCAATGCGTGGCGGTTTCCGCATTTAAGCGTTAACACTATTTACCTGTCGCGGTCGTCATAGTTATCATTTTGAACATCTTCTTCATTTGAAACTTTGCTATCTATGGCTTCCGCGGCTTTTCGTCTTACCCTTAAGGATTTTGGTGTCTGTTGGCTTGTGCCTGGCGAATCGACTTATGTTGGTCGTCGCAAGCTCGTGACTTGGACGCTTTATCGCGACCGTCCTTGGACTTCTTTAATTTCTTTCCAAGTTCGTTCTCGCTCTACTCGTGAAACGATTCTTCGTGAATTGCATATGGCTTGTCTCGAAAAATGCCTTGCTATCACCCAATAACTGCCTATCGTCTGGCTGGTACAAAGACCAAGAATGGCAATCGCAATGCCATAACTTTTGATTCTTCCAAAGCGATTCCTTTTTCTGAGTTCAAAATTCCTTGCGGTCAATGTATTGGCTGTCGACTTTCTAAGTCTCGTGAATGGGCTGCTCGATGTGTTGTTGAAGCTAAGTCACATAAGAACAACATGTTTCTTACGCTGACTTATGATGATGCTCATTTGCCTGCCGATGCTTCACTTCATTACGAGCACTTTCAGTTGTTCATGAAGCGTATGCGTAAGTACTTCATGAGTCGTTTTGGTCAACAGCTTCGTTTTTTCATGTGCGGTGAATATGGCGATAAGCTTGGACGTCCTCATTATCACGCCGTTATTTTTGGCGTGACTTTTGTTGATAAAAAGCTCTGGTCTATTCGTCGAGGCAATAACCTTTATCGCAGTGCAACGCTTGAGAAGCTTTGGCCGTATGGTTTTAGTTCGATTGGTTCAGTCAACTTTGAGACTGCCGCTTACGTCGCTCGTTATGTTACGAAGAAAATTACAGGTCCTTTGAAGCTTGAGCATTATGACGGTAAAGTTGCTGAATTTTGTCATTGCTCGCTCAAACCTGGCATTGGTCATGACTTCTGTGAAAAGTACATGACTGATATTTATACTAATGATCGACTTATTCTTAGTGAAAAGATTATGATGAACCCTCCAGCTTATTTTGATAAGTTGTTGGAGCGTTCTGATATTGTTCGCTATGAAGAGATTAAGCGATTGCGCGAAAAGCGAGGTCGCGATTTTGAAGATACTGGTGAAGCTTCACCTCATCGTCTTTCAGTTCGTGAACGCGTCCAAGAATTGAAAGCTGCTAAACTCAGACGCGTTATGGAAGAGAATCAATCATGATCCTTAAAGTTTTTTCCGTTTTCGACTCTAAACTTCAGGTTTTTAATACGCCGTTTTTCAGTCGTTCTGCTGCTGATGCATCTCGGTCTTTTTCTGATCTCGTTCGCGATAGTCGTACTACCGTTGGTCAGCATCCAGACGATTTTTTCCTTTACGAAATTGGTCAGTATTCTGACGAGACTGGCGAGCTTGTAGCTTGTGCTCCGACGCAGGTTGCTGCTGCAAATGCTTTCGTTCCTCCGTTCGACCCGGACACCAAAGCGCCCGCGCCTGCTAAGTCCGAAGTCTAAGTACAGACGCGGGCGCAACACTGGAGATTCTTCTAATCAGTCCTCGCGTGG